GGACTGGTGGAGGTCAAGGCACCGGGTGAACGTCCGAGACCGCTGCAGGGTTCACGGCACCGGCTTCTGATGAGATTAGGCTTCCGGGTTTATGTACTGGATGATCCGGAGCAGATTGGAGGAATACTGGATGAAATACAATCCACATGATTATCAGATATATGCAATCAACTTCATAAAGGAGCATCCCATAGCGGCGATCCTGCTGGATATGGGTATGGGCAAGACCAGTATCGTGCTGGCAGCACTGAACGATCTGATGTTTGACAGCTTTGAGGTGACGAAGGTGCTGATCATCGCACCGCTTCGAGTGGCGAAGCATACATGGTCAGCGGAAATCCAGAAATGGGATCAGCTGCGTGGGCTTCGATATTCCATAGCAGTCGGTACGGCAGCAGAGAGGATGAAAGCGCTTCAGGCGGATGCGGATATTTACATCATCAACAGGGAGAACGTTCCCTGGCTGATCGAAAAGAGTGGACTGCCCTTTGACTACGACATGGTGGTGATCGATGAGCTGTCATCCTTTAAGAACTGGCAGGCAAAGAGGTTCAAGGCTCTTATGAAGGTAAGGCCGAGAGTGAAAAGGATTGTGGGCTTGACCGGTACGCCTTCCAGCAATGGTTTGATGGATCTCTTTGCAGAATACAAGGTTCTGGATATGGGAGAGAGACTGGGAAGGTTTATCAGCCAGTACAGAGTCGAGTACTTTGTGCCGGATCAGACGAATGGCCCGATTGTTTACAGCTACCGTCTCAGGAAGGGAGCAGACAAGAGGATCTACGACAGGATCTCCGATATCACGATTTCCATGAAGGGAACCGATCACCTGAAGATGCCGGAACTGATCAACTCTGAATATCCCGTGTATCTGGATGAGGATGAGCGTGCGAAGTACGAGGCGATGGCCAGTGACCTGGTGATCAATCTTCCGGGTGGAGAGGTGACAGCTGCAAATGCAGCAACGCTTTCCGGAAAGCTGACACAGATGGCCAACGGTGCAGTCTATTCCGATGCCGGTGGTATCGAGTTCATTCACGATAAGAAGCTGGATGCTTTGGAGGATATCATCGAGGCGGCAAACGGCAAGAGCATTCTGGTGGCATATTGGTATAAGCACGATCTCACACGGATCATCGAAAGGCTGGATGCGCTGGGAGTGAATTACGGAAAGCTGGATTCAGATCAGAGCATTGAGGATTGGAATGCAGGAAGACTGGAAGTGGGACTGATTCATCCGGCTTCTGCAGGACACGGACTGAATCTTCAGAGCGGCGGCAATACGTTGGTGTGGTTCGGTATGATCTGGAGTCTGGAACTGTATCAGCAGACGGTAGCCAGACTTTGGAGACAGGGACAGGAATCCGGAACGGTCGTGGTGCAGCATATTATTACGGCAGATACGATTGATGAAAGGATATTGAAGGCGCTGTCGCATAAAGGTGATACACAGTCCAGATTGATCGATGCCGTAAAAGCTGAGGTGAGTGCCTATGGCAGGAAGTAAGAATCTGGCTGAAGATCCCTACGAGCGATTGGCGAATGCCATTGTTCTGCAGGCTGTGTCCGATTACAGGGTGGCGCTGAAAAAGATCAAGGCTCATCCGAAAAACGGAGAGGCAATCAGCGAAGCATTGGAGATTGAGAGGTTTTTTCGTTCTGGTTGGTACAGTCAGCTGACAGACGTGGACGGGGAGTATCTGATTCGAAGGCTTCAGGACGAAATAAGACAATCAGAGTCAATCCGAGGGAAGAATAATAAAACCAATCGGAGGTAGCTTATGAACAAGCATCAGATAGCAGCTAAGAAATATTTGTCGCAGGCCTTTGGACTGAACCAGCGTATCGAGAGCAAGCTGGGGCAGATTGAAGAACTTCATGATCTGGCAACCAAAGCGACCGTGACATATTCGGATATGCCGAGGAATCCAAATAAAGGACATTCCCGTTTGGAAGATGCGGTGATCAAGATCATCGAACTTGAAACTGAAATCAATAAGGATATGGTGGAATTGGTTGAACTGAAGAAGGATATTATCCGCAGGATCAAAGCTGTGGAGAGTACAGAACTTCAAACAGTATTGGAGCTCAGGTACCTGTCCTATATGAGGTGGGAAGAGATTGCCATCGAGCTGGGATACGGCATCGACAATATTTTCCGCCTTCACAGAAATGCTCTGGATGAAATCAAGATTCCGAAAACAATACAGTAAAATCAAGTTCGATACAGTAAGCCTATGTGATATTGTTAAAATGGCAAAGGCTAAGATGAAGGAGCCGTTACGGAAGCAGAATCCGTGGCGGCTTTTTCTGAGGGAAGGAAGGTGGACAGATGCCAAGTAAACCAAAGAAGCCTTGTGCTTATCCGGGCTGTCCGAACCTTACAGATGGACGTTACTGTCCGGAGCATCAGCAGAAGGTCAACAGTAATTACGAAAAGTATGGCAGAGATAAATCTACAAAGAAGAGATACGGTCGTGCATGGAAGAGGATCCGTGACAAGTATGCTGCGGAGCATCCCTTCTGCGAGCTGTGCTTTGAGCGTGGAATCATCGTGCCGACTGAAGAGATACACCACAAGCTGCCTTTGAGTGAAGGTGGCACGCACGATCGTAGTAACCTGATCGCGCTGTGCAAGTCGTGTCACTCAACCATACACGCGAAGAGAGGGGACTATTGGGGAAACCGTCGCGGGTAGGGGCGGTGCGAATCTCTACAGGTAAGGCTCCCAGGGAACGGCGCGGGGGTCACGCGTGCAAAATCGCGAAATGAAAAGTGAAATCTCGAACAATCAGAATTTACCTCCGAGGTAAATTATCATCTTGACTAAACGGGATATCTATGCTATCATGGATTTACCTCAAAGGTAAATCCGAAAGAGAGGTGATGGTTTGGATATCACGTACAAGAATAACAAAATCAAAAAGGTTTGTACGGATGCCAAAACTGCAGAGAGAACCTACGGGCGAGAAATGGCCGATAAAATACAACAGCGTGTAGATGAAATTGGTGCTGCAGATACTGTTGAGATGATGATACAGTTCCATATCGGACGATGTCATCCACTTACGCAGAATAGGAAAGGGCAATACGCGGTGGATTTGGTTCATCCATACAGATTGGTATTCGAGAAGGATGGCGACGAAATCCAAATAGCAAACATTTTGGAAATAGTCGATTATCATTAGTGGACAAGATGACGAGTCAAGGAGGTAGCACTATGGTGAGAAGTCGCAGTTATATTGCAACGCCACCTGGGGCGACAATTAAAGAGCAGTTGAACGACAGAGGTATGAGCCAGAAGGAGTTTGCAGCCAGGATGGATATGTCTGAAAAGCATATCAGCAAGCTCATTAATGGTGAAGTACAGCTTACGCCGGAGACCGCCGTTAGGTTAGAGATGGTTTTAGGTGTACCAGCAAAGTTTTGGAATAATCTTGAGGCAATCTACAGAGAGAAGCTTATTAAGGCGGAAGCAGAAAATGCAATGGATGCTGATGCTGAAATGGCTAAACAGTTTCCTTATAGTGAGATGGCAAAGTTTGGATGGGTTCCGGAGACCAGAGAAGCAAAGGAAAAGGTTGTCAATCTGAGGAAATACTTTGAGGTTGTGGAACTCTCGCTTCTTGGGAGTGAGCAGATTACGAGAATTGCCTGTAGACGACTGGCAATTACAGAAAAAAGTGATCTGGCATTGATGGCATGGGCACAGGAGGCAAAGATTAAGGCGCGTGATATCCAAACCGCTCCGATCAATATTAAGGGTCTGATTTCTGCCATGCCTGAGATAAGAAAAATGACAGTTCTTAAACCAAAGGAATTCTGCCCTCAGATCAAGAAATGTCTTGCGGATTGCGGAATCGCCTTAGTTTTTCTGCCGCACCTTAAGGGATCATTCCTTCAGGGAGCTTCTTTTATGGATGGGAACAAGATTGTCGTAGGGCTTACAGCTAGAGGTAAGGACGCTGACAAGTTTTGGTTCAGTCTGTTCCATGAACTTGCACACATTGCTCTTGGTCATGTAGGGCAACCTAATGGCACATCTGAAGACGATGAGAAAGCAGCGGATAAATGGTCTGGTGAAACACTTATTTCATCTGATGACTTTGAAGCTTTCAAAAAGGAAAGAGATTATTCAGAGAGAAGAGTACTCCAATTTGCTAAAGCTCAAGGAATCGCGCCGGGGATAGTAGTTGGAAGAATGCAGTTGGAAGGAATGATCAAGTACAGCATGCTGAACAATTTGAAAGAAAAATATGAAATAGCTGTATAAAGGATATATTCAGAGAACTTTTGAAGGATCATGTGAAGAGCATGGTCCTTTTATTATGCAAAACAAAAGGAAGGAGGGCGATGCTCTATGGCTGGAAGAAAGCCAAAGCCTACAGCAGTGAAAAAGCTGGAAGGCAATCCGGGAAAGAGAAAACTGAACACAAAAGAACCGAATCCGGGTAAGGGAATGCCCGACTGCCCTGCATGGTTATTACCGGAAGCTAAGACAGAATGGATCCGGTTATCGGAAAAACTGAACCAGATGGGAGTGCTGACGGAGATCGACCGGTCTGCATTTGCAGCCTATTGTCAGTCCTATGCCAGATGGAAAGAGGCTCAGG